GAAGACTTCTTAATTGCAGTCTCTGATTCTACTGCGTCGACACGCTTTTGTACACCATCAATCGTGCTCTTGATGTTATTTACAGCGCTTGAAAGTGCTGTGTGTTGTTCTGCCAACTCTGAAATTCTAGCATCTACACTCTTGCTGAAAGCTTCAACAGTCGATTGGATTGTTGTTACTTGTGCTGCATTTGCTTCAGATGCCTTGTTTAGAGTTTCTGAGAAAAAGCCTTTTAGATCGCCTAACATCTTCGCAAAATCAGGTTCATCAACCTTATCTTCTGATACTTCGGCTGCTTTTTCCAGAGTCTCGGCAGGAACGTCTTCTGCTACTGCTTCTGCAGGAGCTTCAGCTGGAGCTGCATCATCTGCAACTACTGCTGTATCTTCAACGGCTGCTTCTTCTGCTACTGCTTCGGCTGGTGCCTCTACTGCAACATCTTCGACAACTACGTTTTCTGTATTATCTGACATTTCATTACCTCCTTCTGCGTTTGCCTGTTTTGCAATTGTTTGTGTTTCAGGCAACGTAAATCTTGAATGCTTATATGCATCAAGAATCTTATCTATCTCTTTTGCTTTGTTAACGTCTGAGCTTTCAACCCATCCGATTAACTCCGCTGGCTTTCCAGATACTGGAGAGTCGTATGTTTTATCTGTTGAGATAAAAACAGAATCACTGTCTGCACAGTAAAATATATTTTCAGTTACTACACCTACTGCAATTCCCTTTGCAATGTATTGTCCATTTACTTTCTGAATAGAAAGAATGTTACAAAGTTCATTTGCTGGTGAATCAACAATAGAAAGTTCAATTAGTTCATAGTTCTTAATAAATCTTACGGTCTTACCGTTCGCCTTGTTAACTTCATTATCTGACTCAAGAATCTTTCCGCCAATTGAGAATCCTGATAGAGTTCCGTCTAGAACCTTTTCCCATGTATCTTGAGCGCCTTTTGAAATGTATGCATCTACATAAACTCCGTTAAAGAATTCTTTTGACTTTGGATCATAGAAGCTTTCTGGTCTAAATGAAACCATCTTGCCTACTGCATTTGATCCATGCATCTCACGAATGTTTCCACGGAAACTTTCGAATGCCTTAAGACTTGATTCTGCTGTTACAACATCACCAGTCTGATCAACATTGTCTAGGGTTGCAAAGCCAGATACGGTTCTCTTTTCACGGTTAACCTTAGTAAAAGGTACCGACAAATTAATAACGTTGCCGTTAGAGGTCCATAAAGACTTTTCAATGTTCATATGCTTAATTTTATAGGGTTATAGACTATAAAGCAAATAACAGTTGAGTGGACTTAGTCAACCTGTCTTCCGTCGCCCTTGGCATTTCGTCCTTCTCCAACTTTATCTGAGGAGGCTGCGGATCTTTCGGAATCTCGGGTCCTGGTTTTCCCAGCAGTTGCCCTTTGATCGGCGGCTTGCTGTGGTTTTAATTCAACCATTTTATCTCCGCCATCGACAGGAATCATACCCTTTCTAATTCTAACTTCATTAGGGGTAATTACCTGCATTCTTAAATATCTTTCATCTATTTGAGATTGGGTGTCTTCGTCAGTTAAAGTTAATTCATTAAACTTTAAAGTCAAGGCATCTGTCTTTTCATCAAATATTGAATTAATTTTTTTCTCTAATATCATCTGTGCTGGTCGGCAAACCTGCTCTTTAAATGTTTTATCGGCATCACGAGCAACCGCTAAATTCACTCCCTCTGGAGTTCCAATTTTATTAATTGGGACACGGTGGGCCAGTAGGATTTCGTCTCTATTTGATTTACGATATTTCTCAAATGAGCCTTCCTGATTACCAGCTTCAATAGGCTCCATCTTAAATTCAACCTTTGAGTCTGGGCTATCTGCTGGAAGCGGAACATATAGGGATCTATGGTTCTTTCCCTTTAATCCGACCTGGAAAAATTCAAGCAATTTTCTTTCTGATTCTGGAGAAAGCTTTGCTCCCTTTACTGTAATAATATATCTTGGGACCGCCTTGTTTTCAAAATAGTCTAGGTTATATCTTCCTGATAACTCATTGCCAGCAAGTGCTACTTGTGCTGCAATAATATCTGGAATCCCATAGTAGTTATTCATAGGGGTATATTTCTTTAAATGAATAATTTCATTTGGACGATCTTCTTGTCCAGCAATTGGGTTCTCTACTTCGTTGTCTCCGAAGTTGCTAAAGTATACTGCCTTGCCATATAGCAATTGAACAAAGCCATCTCTTAGTCTACGAACACGCATTGTCTTTGCTGGGATATGCCCAATGTATCCGATGTTTCCGCCTGTTGTTCTTCCTATTTCAATATAGCCATTTCCTGTTGCTTCTAGGTCTGTGTAGACTTTAATTAGGGTCTGGGTAAATGTATCTTCATCGTTGGTTGTATCTAGCCAGGCGTGTAGGTCTTGGCGTAGCTTATTTAATTTTCTGCGGGCTCTTTCTAATTGCTTGTCATCTGTAATAGAATCAAAAGCATCGTTTGTTTTCTTTGTCTCAACAAAGTCATATCCTAGTCCAACAATGTTGGCAACCTTTGCATTAATTGCTGCATAGTTATATGTTGAAATTTCATACACCTTTGAAAGGTATTCCTGATTATATGGAGGCTCAATGAGATCAAACATCGCATAGCCAGTTATTGCTTGTGCTAGTAGGTTCTGTTGTGTTCCTGTTTGCTCTACGCCAGTAAATGATTTAGAGAATTCTCTGTTAATCCTGCGCTTAAATGATGACCCTAGACCTCTAAATTTCTTTAGGTCTTCTAGTCCTGCGGCAAATGGGTCATTGCTTTTTTCATCTTTCTTAAAAGAAAACCAGTCTGCTGTATTTGATATATCAATAATGTTTTCTGAGTTGTCCTCATTAAGGAATTCTACGCTCATCTTAAACCACCTAGTTTCTTCATTTCGTCTTTATAGTTACCAATATCATATGGATCTGGAACTAGTCCCCAGTCGAGTCTTTGCTTTTGGTGCTCGAACTCTTCATCGTCAATCTTCCTTCTAGCGGAAAGAAATTTAGGCCCGCCTTCGTATACGCCGAACGAGCGAACTTCTCTAGCCAGAGCATCGATGTTGGATCTATTTCCTTTTTTGGACGTGACTGAAAGAAAGTTCCCATCGTCATCCCCAATCCATCTGCCGTCAGGCATTTCCCAGACATATATGCCCAGAATCGATTCTTCTTCATTAATTCTGTACTTGGCTTTATTTGTATCCATAGACATAAATCATACCATTATTTCGTGCTAAAGTCTAGAGTTTGTCCATCTCTTGGACAAAATTATAAGCTAACCGCCTCTGGCTCTACCAAAGTTATAAAGAACGGGGTTGAATCGTCACCTAAAGATGACTCTACTATAGAGAGCGATGTGTCATTGATCTGATTTATCGTATTGCCAGTATATAGTAAATAGTGGTTTAATATCCTATTTACGGATAATGCACTCTCATATACGGCAACATTGTTATACATATGACCCAGACCAGATTTAGAGTCATTTTGATTTTGATTAAATTTGATACTGGTATCGGATGATGTTAGATTTATTACAATATGATGGGGAACATCTACTACTAGGAAATTCCATACGTTTGTATCTGAGGTTCTATCTATGCCATTTACGTATACTGAGGATATCCCTGTCTTTGTTATTGCCCCCGCATTATCCCACTCGTACTTTTTGGCAGATCCTGAGAACAGGACATTCTGATTATATTGTGGGGTAAATATAATCTCTACGCAAGAAACGGCAGGAATGGAATTCAATGAGAACCCATGGCCATTATACATAGTCAAGCCATTATTTTTATTATAAGAAAGAGTCTTGCTATTAAACTTTGGCAAGGAGTAGTCGTATGCTGAAGATACGTAATACCCTGAGTTATCACTATAGAAATTCTTTCCTGTATAAAATGCTATTTCTAGGGATCTTAAGATTGGAAGATATTTGCTTGTGTCTGCAGATGATAAAGTTACCCTTAAATAAACTATCTCTGAAAATTGATTATCGTTCTTATTGATATAAGGCAATGGGGATCCATTTGTACATGTCCGCCAGGTGATGTTATCAATGCTTGCCTCTACAAGGATTCCATTTACATCATTGCTCCAGTGGATTTGAGATGTATCGATACCTAGATAATTTGGGACAATAAAGTAATCGGTAAATGTAAAGGATGCTGTTGCTGCAGTATCTGTCTCTGGTATATAGATATATGAACTATCATCAGATATTGAAATCCCGCCCGTTGCTACTTCAGACCATGTTTTTGATGTAGGGTAGGAATAAATAAACTTAGGTCTAAGGGACTCTGTGTTCATGCTAAAAAGGTAACCATTATCTGCTGCTACAATTTGAGATATATTTACTTCTTGGGTTCCCTCAGAATAATGATTTAATATCTGAGTGCCTGATAATGCATATCTGTAGAATGCTACGCAGTCTACTACAAACCTTCCTGTAGATGGGCCTGATTTAAAAGCTACGGCTTCATTAGAAAACTTGTATGAATCTATTTGCAAGGCATCAGCAATAACTCCGTTTATATATAATGACAGTATATTACTTTGAAATATGCCAACAACATAAACTACTTCGGAATTTGATACTGTGGCCTGAACTTGGTTAGATCCAACTTTAAATATAATATTTCCGTTCTGATAAAATATACCAGTGTTTGTGTCTGAATCTCCAACTATAGTTGTACTCACGTTGTATCCTGGAAGTGCACACCATGCCTCTATGGAAAAAGAATTATCCTTGTAATATTTTGTTGCTATACCTTTTGGGTTATAGTTGATTACTGTTGACGTCAAAAGTTCGGTTCCCCTTATGGATCCCGTCACTAAAGGCATCAACTCTTTTGTAGATGTAAAAGATGCGGTTCCATTATTTAAACTACCCGAGTAGTCATATATGTCTAAGCCACTAATTTGTCCATAAGTAATGCCGCTATCTTTTAAAGCTTGATACGTTGCATATTGAGACAGAAGCTCGGTATATGAATCAGTACCACCAGATTGAACTTCATCTAGTAAATAAAATGAGTTTGGAAAGTCGTTTAAGACTCTATTTTTATATGACATTCCATTCTCCTTTTATAATTAAAGTGCTGCTATTTGTGTTTGCTTTTCAGAAATGAGTGCAGTTAAAGCAGTAGATCTTTGTGCGTCTGGTTCTATTTTTGCATTTTCTGCAATCAACTGAACCTCTAATGCATACATCTGATACTCAAGGTTTCTTATTTCTGCATCAACAATTGCTGCTTTTTCATCATTTGTTAGCTTTGTATATGTTGCCATTTTATTCTCCTTTTTATAATTCAGCCAGTAGCTGGCTGTACGTATTTTTTTCAGATATTAAGCCATCTAATACATATTGATTTGAAGGCTTATTTTCAGAAACTTCATCTTTGTAGGGCTCGATCCAATCTATTAAATTAGATACCTCATTAATTTTACCATTTAAAATTCTTATCTTATCTTCTGTATTTAGCATATTACTCCCATGTCGTTGACTGTGCTGTTGAAGTTCCTGAAGCATTTGAGGCCGTTACGCTTACCCATCTTGCATAGCTATATGTTGAGCTATTTCTTGTTACCGTTTGAGTCCCGCCCGATCCAGCAGTCCAGTTTCCATTACCTGTTGTTGATGCACCGACAGGGCTTCCATTACTTGAGTTAGAAAACTGTATTCCCCAGTTAAATGTAGTTGGCACTCCTCCGCCAGTATGTGTCATGCTCAAGGTCCACGTATCAACTCCGCCTACTGAAGCCCAGGAGTTTGTTGCAGTTATTGTTGGTTTAATAGCAACAACTGGATTTGTAGCTGGTCCCAATTCTCCTGATGCAGCTTCGCCGCTAGTTCCCGCAGAGTTTGATGCTGTTGCAAAAGCTTTAAAATAAGATCCTGCATCTCCAGAAGTTACGGTATAACTTGTTGAAGAGCTGGCACTTGATGCCACTGTAGTTTCATAACTTTGCACATTTGCAGTTCCTCTTGTAATCTTAATAAAATACGATGTAGGGGATCCCGCCCATCCACTTGTTGAAGCACTTAACGTACTTCCAGTTGATACTCCTCCAGAAAGAGATGCGGATCCTCCTGAAGGGATGACTACTGGCTGTGCTAATGGACCGCCTTCTGTTCCAGGGGTAAAAGTACCACCATTTGATACTCCACCTGAATTTGTTGCAGTTGCAAAAGCTCTATAATAGTATCTATTACTTCCATCATAATCTGAGGCTGGAATAACATATGTTGCACTTGAAGATGTAGAAGATGCCACAAAAGTTTCGCCTGTATTTACATTTGCAGTACCTCTATACAATCTTAAGTCATAAGACGTTGGGCTATTGCTCCATGAACCTACCCCGTAAGTTAGTGTCTGTCCTGCTACATATCCTCCAGTTGGAGAAAGTGTAGGTGCAGATGTGTTTACAGGAACTGGATTTGCCAATGTTACTGTAGCGCTTGTTGTGTAGCCAGAGCGTTTTGTTGTTGCTGCAACAGCAGTTCCATACTGAATTCCATATCCTTGAATATTTGATGGCGATCTTGGATACACAGTAAAAGTTCTTGCAGATTCATCTGGGGCATTGTAAATATAATTAATAACTTGTCCTACATTTGTAAAAAAATTTCCATTTACATACAAATCATATGAAATAGATCCTATAGCAGAACCCCAATTTATATAAATTTGTCTATTATCATTTACGCCTCTAATTGAAACGCTTGCATTTCCTGCTGTTCCTGTTCCAGAAAATGTCTTTGCTCCAGAATTTAATGAAGGTGTCCCTGCAGTTCCCCCGCCTATGGCTTCAAAATAAGTAGGTACAGAATCAATTGTGGTCCAGCTTCCAGTATATGAAAGTCCTGTATTGCTTATTGAAACTGAGCTTGGGGCATTAGGTGTTGATGTGTAATCAGACACATTAATTGATGTAACCTGCGGAAGCATTTGAAGCCCCGTCGTGGCGGAGGCAGGAGTGCCTCCTCTAAGGTTAGTTGCTGTAACTCTGCAACCTATTATTTTTTCTACATCGTCAGCATTTGTTGTGTATGTATTATTTGTTGCACCAGATATATCGGATCCCGCTCTTGTCCATTGATAAGTATATCCTGTTGGGTTGTACGCATCATTTGAATTCCATGACCCGACTGATGCAATATAAACACAACCAATTCTTCCTGCTATTCCGCTTAAAGCAGTAATTGATGGACCTGCAGTATTTACTGGAAACTCTGGATAATTTATTGACCAGCTCGCTCCGTTAAAAATCCAAGCTCGTTTTGCTGGTAGCCATTGTGCACCATCATAAAGCTTTAATGATTTTTGTGTTTGCCATGTTGTTCCATCATATAATTTTATAGTCATATGTTATCCTAGTAGAAAATATATAGGTCGCCTGCTGTAACCCCAGTAGTTGGTGCCGTTCCAGATGTGTTATAAAATATTTTATTTGAGTTTGCTGTATTAGTTCCGTTTGAATAGGCTGTTGTAGCAAGATTTATATTTTGTCCTAGCGATACTGGTGCGCTATTAATTGAGATTGATGAGTTAGCAAGCATTGCATTTGTAATTGATCCTGCTGATGGGGTTCCGACTGGTCCCGCTTCACCCGTATCTCCTTTAGGACCCTGAATTCCCTGAATACCTTGTCCGCCCTGTGCTCCCGTGTTTCCAGTTAAACCTTGTGGGCCCTGTATGCCTTGTTCGCCCGTGTCACCTTTAAGTCCTTGAATTCCTTGTGGACCTAAATTAGAAACCGTAATAGATCCTGCCATTGATGAATGATACTCGCAAGCATAATAAAGTTGAGGGGCATTAAAAGGAACTTCAAATATAATTGTTCCATTGTCCCGTGTTCCTGAAGATAATGTTATTCCTGTAGTATAAACATTTCCTGCGCTATATGCACCTGAAACTGTTTGAATCCAAAACGGGTGTCCGACGGCATTAACATTAATTACATATCTATGACCCCGAATAAAAGACAGAGTTGGATTAGCGGATCCATTAATTGTATAAGAACCAGATCCTGAGTTTGTTACGGCTAAAGTTATTCCGCCTGAAGCGCCAGTTGCGCCTGTGTCGCCTGTGTCGCCTTTAGGGCCTTGTAAGCCTTGTGGGCCCTGTGGACCAACGATTTGACCTGCTGAAGTCCAAGATGTTCCGCCCCAAATATAAAGGTCTCCATCTGCATCTACAATTCTTGCATCATTTGCGCTGTTGCCAGTTGATGGCAGAGCTCCTACTGTTGCTACTGATGCTTTAACATTAATAGATGTTCCTTGTGGTCCTACGGGACCTTCAGGGCCTTGTATGCCCTGTATTCCTTGTATGCCTTGTGCGCCTGTTGTAATTCTTTGAAGGGTCCATGCAATTCCATCCCAAATCCACGTGCTTCCACCAGCGGTGAATGATTGATTTAGCGAAGGGCTATTTGGAAAATCGATTGCCATTATATCTCCCTTATTCCAGCTATTGCTTTTGCTTCGGCTTCTGTTAAGCCTAAAGATGTTAGCTTGTCTATAGCAGATTGCAAATTGTCAACAAGAGATGTATCTACTGTTGGCATCTGTGCAATAATTTCATCTATCTGAATAGAGACTTCTGCATTTACTGCTATTTCTGCTTCTGTATAATCACGCATTGTTGTTTCGCCAGTTTCATAATTAAATTCTATAATATCACTCATCGTTGTGCCCCCCATAAAACCCATGTACCATTTGAATAAGCTTGCACATCATGAGTGCTTGCTACTATTGATGTAACTGTAGATCCTCCAGTATACACACCTGCAAAAGTACCTATTCCAGAATTACTTGTATCCGACCATTTGCCAACTGAAGATCCATAAAAAGATATTCCCGATGTTGTATTTGCACCGTCTATATAAATATGACCAGCAGCATTCGGTGTACCTAAAACAGATCCAACGCTTCCTGCATTTGTTCCTTTAAATGACCAATTTTGTATTTGTGGTATAGAAGAGCTATTATAAGCAACTCCATAAACAAATTCATGGTTGGCTGAGTCATTATTTAATTTGATAATAGGTATGCTAAAAGCACTGGCTGTATACACTCCACTCCATACTAATAAGTATTTAGTGTATCCGCTTAATCCAGTAAATGAAACAGCAGTTCCTGAAGTTGAAGTAATAGTAGATATTTTTGTATAACCAGTGGCTCCACTGGAGCTTGGAATTGTAGATGGGGTCCAATCTATACCAAGCCCTGGAACTCTAAATCTATTTATGTTGGCATCGCCAATTGTTACTTCATTTGAAACTGTTGCTGATGATGGGTTTGATAAGTTACCCAAAATAATATTATTATTTCCAGTAGTTAATGAATTTCCTGCTGCTCTTCCGATTGCTGTATTAAAAGATCCATGAACAAGGTCTAGTGTTCCAGGACCTATTCCTATGTTGTAGTTTCCAGACTTATCGTATGGAACGTCTTCTGCAATACCAGACATAGAGGTATTACCTATTGCTATGTTGTTTGATCCAGTTTCTATTGCATACCCAGCCATCACTCCCATAGCAATGTTATTAGATCCAGAGCTTACTCTAGACAATGATGACATTATAGCTAGGTTTTGATTGCCTGTTGTAAGCAAAGTCATGCTTGTATTTGGTACTGCTGGTGTAAATACAAGGTTATTAGTTCCTAGCTTTTTAACATATTGACTATCTCCTGCTGTTCCTGGCTCGCCTTGTGGGCCTTGGATGCCTTGAATACCTTGTGCACCTTGTGCACCCGTGTTTCCAGTAAGCCCTGTTAAACCTTGAATACCTTGCGGACCTTGTGGTCCTGTATCGCCTTGTGAGCCTACTGGGCCAGGTGCGCCTTGATCTCCCGTGTCGCCCTTGTCTCCTTTTGGACCCTGAATACCTTGCGGACCTTGTGGTCCAACTATCTGGCCAGCGGATGTCCAAGATGTGCCGTCCCAAATATAAAGATCGCCATCTGCTTCTACAATTCTTGCATCGTTTAGAATGTTTCCTGTTGAAGGCAATGCTGCAACAGTCAATGAAGATGCTTTAAGATTTATAGCAACTCCTTGCGGACCTTGCAGACCTTGTGGACCTTGAATACCTTGTGGTCCTTGTGGACCAGATAATGAAGATCCAGTCTCTACCCAATATGAATCGTAGTATGTATAACTTCTTCCGTTATCTGAGTTAAACCATGCTTGTCCATTTACTGGACTTGCTGGTGGTGTTGCAGATGTAATAGAAAATGTTGCTTTAGTTCCTTCGGCTCCTTGGATTCCTTGAATACCTTGCAAACCTTGTAAGCCTTGTGGACCTTGAATTCCTTGTAAACCTTGTAATCCTGTGTTACCTTGTGGGCCTACTGGACCTTGTGCGCCTTGATCTCCCGTGTCGCCTTTAACACCTTGTATGCCTTGAGTGCCTTGTGCGCCCGTTAATCCTACTGGTCCTTGTGGACCTTGAAGAGCGCCTGCATCAAACCAAGAACTTGTTACTGTATCCCAAAGCATTAATGTGCCAGTTGAAAGAATTAACCATGCATTTCCAGCAACGCCTGTAAGGTTTGCTGCATTGAATGCAGTCATTGTTGCATAATTTCCAAGAACTGTTAACGCTGCTCCTGTATCACCTTTAACGCCCTGTAGACCTTGTGGTCCTTGTGGGCCTTGAATTCCCTGAATTCCTTGTTCGCCCGTATCGCCTTTTAATCCTTGTAATCCTGTGTCACCTTTAACTCCAGGGTTTCCTTGCGGACCTGGTACAGTACTTGCTGCACCTGTATTTCCTTGTAAGCCTGTTAATCCTGTATCACCTTTTGGACCTTGTATGCCTTGAATACCTTGTGCACCTGTTAAACCTATTGGTCCTTGAATACCTTGTGGGCCTGGATTGTTAGTTAAATAATTATCTATGTCTGTTGCTAAATAGCCAAGGTCTCTAGGGACATCTGGCGACATGTCTAATGTCGGATATCTGAATACTTTAGGTGTTGTATTTCCTGGCATTTTTAAATTATACCATTCTCAGGGTTATAAGCCTTTGTAAGGCTTACTATTTGAGCCTTTCATTGCTTAGCTTTTAAACTATTTCTACCCCAGAAACCATGATACTTACTCCACCAGTAACATTTGCGGAAGCCCAGATAGACTCTCCAGCATTAACAATTAACGTAGTCTCTGTTGATCTTGATGTGTTTTCTGCAAGCAAGACGTCTCCAAAGATTCTATTTGCTAGGCCAGGGGTTTGTCCAACTGGAACTAAATAAAGACTGAATGCAATTGGTCCATTAAACGTATTTGCTGTAAATATGCTTTTAACAATTCCCTTGTTGGTGAATGTTTTAAGGTTTGTATTTGTTGTGCTTAGAAGAACTGGCCCAATAAATCTATTTGGATTATATGCCATTTGGTCTCCTAGCTAATTGCCCATTTAGAGATAAGGTCTCTTTCAATGGAAATATATTCGCCTACTGTAAGAGCTCTGTTATAAATTAATAGTTCGCCAAGTTTGAATGCTCCAAATGTTGCAGAGTATCTTCCTATTACTTGGCCTGTCATGCTTGTAAGTCCGCCTGAAGAAGCACCGACTGCAACGTCAGTTCCGTTTCTTCTAACTCTGCGTGAGTTGTCGGCATTGCTATAAACAAGTGTGTAAATTTCTGGTGTTCCGACTGTTCCTACTGTAACAATAGCATTTTGATCATCATTACCAAAACCAAACTTATATGTGTTTGCTGATACGTATCCAGCAATAAGATTGTTTCTTGTTCCTGAGTTTGTTCCGCCGATTACATATGTGTTTGCGTTTGCTGGCTTTGATGCAACATAAATAACTGTAAATGAAGATGAAGCAATCCATGAAAGTGTTTGATCTGAAAATGGAAGAAAGTCATCTGCTCCGTCAAAGTTTACTGCAGGAAGTCCTGCAATTCCTGTTTCTTGAAATGTTGGCTGTGCTGCTGCGGTTGCTTGAACGCAGTGACGGGATAGACCTGACTTATCATTCCATTGTGAAATTTTGCCTAGTCCGTCTCTAGTAATTGTTCCTGGAAGGGCGGCATCTAGCCACAACTGCAATCCTGTAGTTGTAAATCTATTTCTTCTAAAAATAATGTTATTACTAAGCAATTGGATCTTCCTCCATTATTTTTGCCAACTCTACGGCTGGTCTTTTAGGCCATGTAATTTCAGATACGTCTTTGCTATTCTTTAAAGAAGAAATCTTTTTTCTATAATCTTTCCATTCAGCAAGTGATTTCTTATCCATATCTGGGTCATTCTCAACCCATGCTGTGGACATTAGCTCAAAGCCAATATGTGCATTTACATTGTCTGTTTTTTCTTCATCTGACATCTTTTGTACTTCTACTGCATATGCTTTTCCATCTTTAACAAATGGTTCGCAAGGTACAATCTTCTCTTGGAAATCATCAAACTCTGGTGTTACTACTTCTAATAGGCCGTTTTCTTTTGCAAAATCTTTCTCGTTTACCGATTGAGGTATAGAAAGGTTTGGGAATAACTGAGATAGTGCGCCAACCTTGACCACTTTTTTGTCTTCAACTATGGCGTACATATTGTCTCCTTTAAACGTTCAAATCAGCGAATGCGTATGCACCGAATATTGTTGTGCCACCGTCTCTTGTCATAAAGTTAAGAACGGTTGTATTTGTAGATAGAAGTGGTGCTACGTTAGAAGCTCCTCCACCATCCCACTTAATTGCTGCTGGCCATGTAATTGTATAACTACCACCAGTTTTAATTTCTAGTTGCCAGAACTGTGCTTTTGGCTCTGTTCCAGTTGCTGGGATATTGCTAAATGCTACTGTGCAATTTCCTCCTGCTACCATTTTAAATACGTTGGCTAGCGCTACGTTACATGTTGCAACTCCTGAAGCGGCAATTGTTCCAAGATCTAGCTGTGCTGATGGCACATTTAGATATGGACGAGCTTGTCCGTTAAGGGGTGCTTGAAGGTATGTGTATGTCCAAAGACCTGGTGTTACCTGTTGAGGTACGCTTGTTATTGGCATTATTAGTCCTCCTCTGGAAGACTTAATGCTGGTAGTGATTCTGGTCTTGGACCTTTAATCTCAGACTCATCTTCGTCCCATGCTGCTTGTGCTGCTGTTTGTCTTGTAATCGCTTCTGCATGATCAATGGCCATGATTTCACGATCTGTCTTACCTGGGTACTTGTCTACAACTTCTCCATCAACAAGCGTAAATCTATGAAGGAGTTGGGTTTCAACAACTTCATGATCGCCATCTGGATCAATTGCGACAACATTTTGTGGGCCACAGAATTTGATTTTCATTTTTATTTCTCCTTTTTCTTTACGGGTTTGACCAATGTGGCATACTAATTAAGTGTGCATATTGGGTTGTATTTGAGTGTGTATCAAATTGGTAATAGTAAGTTGAATTGTATGGCTGTAGGTCTCCGCCAAATGATAGAGTAGTGCCATCAGTTCTTCTTAAATTTTTACTTGCTGATCCTGGATCTACAAGATACAAATATGGTCCAGGGCCATCTCCATTATTGTTTGAAATAATAGTAAGGAATTTATCTTCTTTGAATGGCACAAGTGCACATCCATTTGCACTAGCTGTGTTTCTAAAATAGAAAAGTTTTGTTGGGTCTACAGTATTTATAGTATGGCAGTTAATACCCGATCCATAATAATAGTATGGAGAATATACAGCAATCCATTGGTTATCCCATGTATTGTCGTGCTTTTGTCCATACCAGGACTCTGACTGATCAATACCATAAGATGTTGTATTTCCTAGGTCGATGTTAGTATCGGTAAATGTTCCAATTCCTGAGTTACCTGCGGTACCCTGAGATTGTGGCAAGAAATATCCATACTTTTGTTGATATCCGTCATGATTAAATCTTGCAAATCCAACTGTTCCGTTATCTCCCATAATAATTTTCATGTGATAAGAAGGCTCTGCCCTTGTTGACCCACCATGTGCCCACGTAAAGTCATAGAAAGCATAATTCTTTGTTGTACTTAGTTGATTTCCTGTTGTAGGACCTGCTGTTTTAGCCTCTGACAAGAACTTATGAAGTGTTCCTGGCTTAGGGCTAAAATCATTTAAGCTAACGGAGGTATTTCTCCATACGTGAAGTCTAATTGCATTTGCAGTTGTTGACTCTACTACAGCAAGCATTTTAGTTCTATCATTATATGATGACATACCACGGTTTGTGCGTCCCGCCCAAGTTGCGTAGGTTGCTGAGTTTAAGTTAATTGTGTCATTATATCCATATGTTGCGCCTCTTGGTCTAATCTGGAAAGTTGAATCAGTTGTGTAGTGGCTAACACGTTGTCTAACTCCATAAGCTCCAATAATTGTTCCACATCTAATTAAAAATTGATTTCTTTGATCTGCTCTGTTCATCCAGTTCCCAGAAAATCCTCCGTGAAGACATGGTCGGTAAAGAACGTGCCCATCAGCTGAACCCCATACAGTTGATCCACCGAAGTATGTTGTTACAGTACTTGAGTCAAAGTTACCATTTGTATATGTATATGATCTAAAGTCTTCGTACCAGTTAGGCATGTTGTTAAGATCTGGGTCTTGGTAGCCACCAAACCATCCTGGCATTGCATTTGAAGCAATATTTTGAAAATCAGAGTTAACTATATGATATCCTGCTTGTGCATTGTTCTGGTTTGTCCAAATAGCAAATGTTGGGTAGGGAGAAACTTCGTTATTATTTCTTGATATAACTGGTGATGCAACTTTACCTGAAAGTGAAGATATGTTTGTAGCAATTGTGCCCAAAGTTGTTCCGAGTGCAGTGTTGTTTGTAGCAATTATAGGGGTAATAATAGATCTGATTGAATCTTCAAGTCCTGGATGGATTATCTGTGAAGTTGTTGTTGCTGTTGTATTTTCGCTCATTTTTTCTCCTTAGACCGTTGTCCAGTGTGGCATTACTGAAATATGTGCATACTGTGTTGTATTAGACATTGTATCAAAATCATAGTTGAAGTTAACATTGAATGGCTGTAAGTCTCCACCATTTGAAACTGTTGTTGCATTGTTTCTATATCCATTTTCAAATGCTGCCTGGGGATTTGCAACATACAAACATGGTCCTTGACCATCTCCATTTTGAACCGAGTAAAGCATTACAAATGAACTTTCTCCATAAGGTACTGGGGATAATCCATTGCTTGAATCTGTATTTCTCCAGTGGTAGTATTTTGTAGGATCTTGGGTATATATACAGTGAAGATTAATTCCACAGTGGTAGTAATAATAAGGTGAGTATGAGATTACCCAGTTGTTGTCCCACGAAATGTTTGTTCTAATTCCGTAAGAATCGCCTTGATCAATTGAATAAGATGTTGTATTTCCTAAGTTTGTGCCGCTATCAGTAAACGCTCCCGTACCTGAGTTTCCTGGAGTTCCTGGATTTGTTGGTATATACCAACCGTACTGTTGAGCATTTCCTTGTGGAGAGAATCTTGAGAAACCAACTGTTCCATTGTCTCCCATAATTAATCTCATTACATAGGAAGGCTCAGCTTGTGTTGAACCACCCGATGTCCATGTAAAGTCATAGAAAGCATAACTTGCTGTTGTTCCAGATGGGCCCGCTGTTTTTGCCTGTGACAAGAATAGGTGAAGGTCTCCAGCTTTATGGTTGTTAGAATTTAAATTTAAATCTGGATTTGTATTCTTCCAGATGTGAAGTCTGATTGAGTTTGATGTATTTGATTCAGCAACTGCAAGTGTTTTTGTTCTATCGTTATATGAAGACATTCCACGGTTTGTGCGTCCCGCCCAGGTTGCGTAGGTTGCTGAGTTTAAGTTAACCTGATCTTGAAAGCCATAAATTGAGCCCCTTAATCTTATTTGAAAAGTTGAATCAGTTGAATAATGACTTACTCTTTGTCTTACTCCTCTAGCCCCAATAATTGTTCCGCAGCGCTTAGTAAACTGACCCCATTGGTCGGCTCTGTTAAATCCAGAGTTTCCATAATTACCAAATACTTGAAATGCATAAAGATGATTTCCGTCAGCACCATTCATATTAGTTCCGCCACCAGAATAAGTTGTGTTTCCGCCTGCATCAATGTTGCCATTTGTATAGGTCCAACCTCTAAAGTCTTCATACCAGTTGTTCATTTCGGAAAGATCAACATCTGACCATCCGCCTTGACGGTTGTTTAATCTGCTTGTTGCTACAACTTGCCACTCTGAATTAATTACTGAGTATCCAGCTTTTCTAGAGTTGTTTTGATTTGTCCAAATTGCAAAAAGTGGGTAGGGAGAAGGCTCTGTGTTATTTCTTGAAGTAGCAGCATGTGGAAACTTTCCAAGTATGCCTGCAAACTGACCTGGAATTGCATTTTGTAGTGATGTAACGGCAGTAGCTGTTGTATTAGCAAGCGGAGTAACCACGTTTTGAATATTTGTTTCAAACCCTGGTATATAGACTTGGTTTGTTGTTGTATTTACTGCCATTTTAGTTCTCCCTTAAATAGTTAAATTATACTTGATTGATTTTTACGCCAGAGATGAATACTGAGATAGAGTCCGCAGCGTCTGCGCTTATCTGAATAGTCTCTGCTGTGTTAAGAACTTGCTTAACATCAAGAACAATAATAGCACGTGGAGGAACATCTAAAGCTTTTACAAAAAACTTTCCTGCCATCTTCATTGTTACAGTTCTTGTTGCATTTGTTAGATTGTCAAATGTTAAAGATGTAATAACGTCAATCTGTGCTGCTGGTGTTGTATATACTGATGTTTCTGATGCAGGAATTGTATCTGCATAAAATCTGTTTGGTAAGCTTACTGTTGCCATATTAAATTACTCCCATGTTTGTATAAATTGTGTAGTTATCTATCGAAGATTGGATGGAGGCAATGTTTGCCACTCCAGCCGAGTTAACTGCTACGATCTGTGTAGATCCCGCTGTGTTAACTGTTGCAACGGCTCCTGAAGAAGCTGTTTGGATTTCTGTTACCTTCGATGCTGTAGCAGAAACAATATCATTAACTCCTAGAAGATTGCCCATTGATTCTAAAGCTTTTGCTAAAAATACTAAGTCTTGAGAATTTAGCGTTGAGCTGGATAGGGCCGTGACCTTTGTCTTAAATAGGTCGACCTGGGTTGATAAGCTTGAATAATCTGGCATTTTTTATATCTCCTTGTTAGTAAAGTATACCATAATGTCTTTTAGAACGCCTGTATACTTTTCTGTTTTTTTATTGCTGTGCTTCTCTTTCGGCTATACGCACTGCGTCTTGAGCAGCGAGATCAGCCAACCTTTGTTCGTGTGCCGCCAACTCTATTTCTACTACTTCCTCGTCGGTTTTCCCAGGGTACTTGTCTTTTAAAACTTCCCCTTCTAAATAAAATCTATGTATTAGATTTGTATCTAGTGATGTTTCATATTCTCCATCTTCAGAGAATCTTGGAAAAGATCCGTCAAATGTAATTTTTTTACTCATGTTGTCACCCATCTATCCATAACGTGTAGCGCTCCGTATTGAGTGCTATTATAAAATGAATCAAACATATATCCATTGCTTCCAGTTAACTCTGGGTTAATAGTTGCATTTAATGCAATTGCTGAACCATTTTGATCCTTTAAATTTGTAAACATTTGCTTTATTGGTAGCCAGCACATTCTAAATCCTTGACCGCTGTCCATATTCCATTCATTTGCTCTCCACATAAATGAACCTTCTCCGATTGGAACTAAAGAGCAACCATTTGTAGACGAGTTGTTTTCAGAAACAAATGTACGTGTTGGATTATAAGCATCAATATAGTATGCATGCATTCCAGAACCATAGTAATAATATGGTGCGTAACATGCTACAACTGAGTTATCCCAAGTTATGTTGTGATTCATTCCGTATCTATCGCCTTGATCAATTGAGTAGGAAGTGGTATTTCCCATGCGACGATAAGAAGCAGTATTTAATTGAGCAGTAGCAGAAGCTCCTGGAGTTGCCGAAGGCAAATCTAACGTTGCATACTCTGTTGCATTGCCTTGTGGACACATTCTAGACATACCGATTATGCCGTTATCTCCAACAATTACTCTTTTTCTGTATGTAGGCTCTGCTTGAGTTGATCCGCCTGATGCCCATGTAAAGTCGTAGAACTTGTAATTAGCTTTTGCTCCAGTGGTTCCGCCTGACTTTGCCTCTGCAAAGAAGTTGTGGGCATATCCTGCGCCCATTAATGGGCTTTGAAGACTTCTGCCATCATTTAGATTTTGCCATACGTGTATTCTATTTGTATTATTGGTTGTTGACTCAATCAACACAAATGTTCTAGTTCTGTCGTTATATCCCACTTGACCATATCCTGAACCAATGCTTCCCCATGTTGAATAGGTTGCACTTGAAATACTAGAAATTCTATCAATGTATCCGCCATTTGATTCTGCTACTCCACGAATGTGGAAACGAATATCAGCATTATCTTGCCAAATACTATATCTTGGGCGTACACCCTCTTTACAAATTACTACGCCAGTTCTTGCCTTGTAAGGACCCCAATATTGAGGACTTCTTGCGAAAGTATTTCCAACCATATTATATGTTGGGAATCTAAAGTGTGCGCTTCCCCATTGTCCATTTGACCAGCATCCCATATTTCCGTATGCTTCTGAGTTAGATGTATAGTTAGACTGAGTCCAATACGCTTCTCCAGACGAGCCGCCTTGACCATTATTTTGATCACCTGTCATAATTTCAGCTCTACCATTGCCATAAATTGTCCATCTAGTAGCAGTGTTAACGTCTCCAGTATCTGAGTGAGTTGAGCCTGCCTTTGAAGATGCAATCATGTTCAAACCGCTATCATAAACTTGATATCCACCAGAGTTTTGATCTGAGTTTCCCCAATACCATTGCCATGTAGCAAATGTTGGTAGTGGGCCAGGGATTAACTCGTTCATTGGGATGGTTAAGTTTGTTGAGGCTGGTCCACCAGTAGTTGAACTACCTCCGCCAAGTATCGTTTTTAAATTTGACATTATGCTATTCTCCATCCTGTTACGTTATTATAAAATACTAAATCAAATGATGCTGAAGCAACATCAACAATTAAATCTTCTGACAAAGACTGTATTGGCTTACCATTTCTTGCTATTGTAAAATTAGTAGATCCTGCGGTGCCTACAGCATCTATAAATGTAATTGTGTCCCCCGCTATTGGTGCTACTGGCAAAGTTATAATCATTCCTGCAGCTGGAACCACAAGAAGTCTATCTCTTACTAAAGCCTGATAGTTTGCAGTAACCGTTGTCCATGCTTTCATAACATTTGGAGTAATTGATGAATCTAAAGCGGTAACCAATGATGAAAGTGCAGATATATTTCCGCCTGCTGTATTTACATAATTCTCTACTGCATAAATTCTTGTCTCATAATCAGCTGAATCAGTTTCAAGATCTGTTAATCTTGTTCCATTTACAGATTGATTAATTGATACTATTGCTGCATCTTTTGCAGCGGTAATTGCGGCAATTCTTTCATTTGTTAATTCTAAAATATCATTAACGCCCATTGATTTTGCCAGTGTATCTAGTGCTGATGCTATAAGAACTAAATCATTTGCATCTAGGGTTGTTGAAGCCAGTGCAGTTACCTTTGTTTTAAATAACTCTATCTGACTCGATAACGTTGTATAGTCTGGCATCTTTTCTCCTAAGCCTGTGCTTCAGTCCATGAAATTCTAGCAAGAATATTTGCAGCACCTGAACCGAGGTTTGTTGCTGTAACTGTTAGGATATCTGGTCCGTTAGGGAAAGATGGATTTGCCTGAGACCCATTTCCATTTAGAATTGAGTTTGAAAGGTCTCTAACTTTCTTAGCATCAAATGTAGTAACAGAGAAGTTGGTACCACCTGCGTTTTCTGAGTAGAAAGCAAAGATACGATCTCCACCAGTAATGGTATTTGTAGGAGAAGTAACTGGTGATCCAGTACCTCTAACTCCTGTTCCGTCATGATAAATTACCTGTGCAAGAGAACCTGAACCAACTCTGAGCGCTTCCCATTCCGAAGGAATGGAAACACCGTTCATCGTTGCTGGGTTAAGAATTCCTTCAATCAAGAACTGTCCCTGTGATAGAACTCCAACTGAGTCTAGCTTCATCTGCATTCTATTTGCAAGTTCACGCTGTCCAAAGTTTCTTCCTAGACCGTTATCTGCTGATGGGGCTACTCTAATAGAAACAAGTGGACGTGGGGTTGGTGTGCTTCCGAAAGTCTGAACTGCAGTTCCATTAGGGTTAATTGCTGCAATTGATTCATCTGCTCCCGCTAGTGTGTAAGAAAATGATGTCGGAGTAACTGTATCAATTAAGTATGTTCCGTTATATCTACTTGAGGCCGTAATTCTTGGAGTTCCTGAAACAAACTGGAATCCAATATTATTTGAAACCTTGCTAAATGAGATTCTTGTTGAATCAGGAACAAGAGAAACAACGTATGTTCCGTTAAAAATAGTGTCTACTCCAGTTACGGTTACTGACTGACCAACTCTATAAAAGTGTGGCAGTGAAGTTGTTAATGTTGCAATATTATTTGTTAGCTGCTTATATGTAACTGTTGAGATATCATCAACACCAGATATTGTAACATTTGTTCCCGATGCAAGTGTGTGAGGACCAGATGTTGTCATTGTTGCAATACCATTGTGTGCTTGACGGTTTGTTAGTGTTGCTGAAATTGTTCCAGATCCACCGACCTGAAGATACTTCTGCATACCAGCGGTAAAGATAAATGACTTATCATCATTAAATCTTCCGTCCATAATAACTGATGATCCCCAGTGTGACATAACTGGTGCACAGTTTTGTGAAATTGTTTGTACTGAAACTTGAGAGACTCCAGATCCTCCAGGAATTGTTGAGTCTGGAACAAAGTTTACTTGAGATGCTGTTCCAAAAAGATTTAGTGAGGCTCCTCCATAAACTAATGGCTGTGCAACTCTTCTTACAATGTTTACTGCCCAAGCCTGAATTGTTGGATTATATGCTCCAATTGATGTGTACTCGCAAATTTCAAAGTTAGATGCATCTGCAATTCTTAAATATCCGTTTGAAGGCCAGAAGCTTACGTCGTTAACATAAATTACTGTGTCTTGAGGGAATAATGTAGAACCGCTAATTCCTGAACCACCTGAAATTAATTTTGCAGAGTTTAAAGGCTCATTGATTGTCTCATATCGTGCTGGCAAGTTACCTGAACGCATATATGAAGCGGTGTTAATATTGTTCATTACCATCTTGTGAGCCCATACAACGTTACCATCATTGGCTCTAAATCCAAATCTAATTGATCCTGCTCCATACCAGGAGTAATCAATGAATGTCATCTGCATCTTTGCTATATCAAGATTATAGCCTGTTGGACCAGTTCCGTCCATAGTGTCAATATTCCAGTCGTGTTGTGGTACTTTTTGAATCTGTGTCTTAAGATAAGGAGAATTATTAACACTTGGTCCACGGTATGCTGGAGCAATATTAAGTGTAGTATCAGAGCTAATCTGGATAACTCTATAGGATTGTCCTCTAATTACAATTAGGTCTCCAACAAGTAGTTGCTTGCGGAATCTAGTATCTACTCCTGTTACTACGTTAGAAAATTGCGTTACTGAGATTTTACCAAAAAGCTCTTTGTTTGAAAATCTTCTTACTGCATAAAGTGTTTTTCCGTCATACTCCATGTAGAATCCATTTTGATCATCATATAGTCCCGCTCTTGTTGCAGAGCCTTTCCATTGATAAGCCGTTACGAATGAGTTAACTCCGCCTGGCAACTGATCAATTGCTGTAATTGAAGATGTAAATGTTTTTTGTAGTAAAATTGTATTGGAATCTGGCACTGCGTTAATAGTAAACAAACCATTAAATGGATTGTATGCTCCTACGGTTTCAATTCCTTCAACTTTAACTGTTGCTCCTGCTTGTAAATTGTGATCTTGCAAAACTCGAATTGTAATTGTATTTGATCCAATAGCTGTGCTTGATGCTGCAATATAGGATATGTCAAATGAAGGTGTAAACTTTGTTCCTGTTGAGAAGGTAATTGACTTACCTGACTGATATCTAAAATATCTACGTGTTTGTCTTAGGGTCTGTGTTCCGCAAACATTGTTACCTGTTGTTAGAATTACTCCGCCATCAAAAGGTCTGTGCTCTACATAACCTTCTGGCTTACAGTAAAGACCGATTCCTGTTGTTACAATTGTTCCTACTGGGATTAGTCCTTGTGTCATAAAAGAAAAAGAATTTGGGGTTGTAACTCTATCAATTAAAAAGCTTCCATTAATTGTGCTTCCTGATGGAGCTGAAACCAAAATTGGTGTTCCTGGATACAATCCGTGTGGATTTGTAGTAACTACGTTTACTCTAGAAAGGGCTGCGCCATCTGATGTAGCTGACCATGCATTTAGGTTACCTGTGTTTCCTCCAGGAATGTGAGCATTATCAAAAATTCCTCCACCGTAAACATTTGTCAAAACTCCATCTTGTACGCTTGTGCCAGAGGCTACAGAGCCTTTAGCTACGTATGAAAAAATAGTTGAGCTCAATACTGAAACAAGAAATGTTCCATCTGTTAGTGGACTTACAGACTCGTTAACGCTTACTACGTCTCCATTGGTTAATCCATGTGGGGTTGATGTATTTATAACAATTGTAGATCTAGGTGATCCGCCTTGTGAAATAATGCTTAATACATCTAGAGAGTTTCCTCCTGTATTTCTTGAAAAGAATGTTGGGTAGTTATTTTGAAGAGAAAGTGATTCCCACTTAGAACCCTGAACACCATATTCGAAGTCTGTATCAATTAAGGATTCTGGATCTGAAGTCTTAAGCTTTCCAACTGCGTCCAGTTGATCTGGGGCTGGCATAAATGTCTCATTTGGCTCATCAACCATAATTTGAAGCTTATCTGTTGACTGCATTGCTGATGTATTGTATTCAAGAACCAATACCGTTGAAGGGTCATTTTGGTTAGATGTCAAAGACCATCCATTGTTTACTAGACCGATTGATGGGTCTGAAAAATTGTAAATAATTTTATTCTGGGTGACGTTGGTGATCAAAAGAAGATTTTGTCTTAAGACTACTCTTGGAATTGTAATTGTGGATGTTGCAGGTGAAAATATAATTCCCTGGTCGTTAATTGCTCTTCTTGCCATATTAGTTAGTCTCCCTTAGAAAATAAAACTTGTTGCCATAATTGTACCATTTATCTGTGCCAAAGATGATGTTAGTGCATATTTTGGATAATAAATACCTAGATTAAGTAATGAATCTAATTCATAGGCTGAAACTCTTCTTTCTATATCCGCCACAACCACATCTCCAATTGGACCAATTGGGCCAGTCGGTCCCGCAACTCCTGCTGGACCCTGAATACCCTGTGGCCCTCTTACGTTGCCTTGCAATACCCATGTTGTTGTTCCAGCACTGTAGACATAATATTCTCCAGTATTTAAATTAATAAAATTATCGCCTTCAATTAAATTTGTTAGGCCTGCATTTTGTGGAACTGATTGAGCTGTGTATGTCTTTGTTCCTCGTGTTCCTGGAACTCCCGCTGGACCTGTTACTGATGCGCCCCGTGGAATTGAAAAATTAAAAACAGCATTTGTTGCTGTGCCTGAATTTGTTACTGTTGCATTTGCGCCTGAAGCAACTGATGTTACTGTACCTACAGATACGGCTGCTGCGGTTCCTGCTGGACCCTGTGGGCCAGTAGCTCCCGTTGGGCCTGGTCGTGATCCTGCTACGACTACCCACTCAGTTCCGTTATAGCGTTTTAATGACATATTTGATTACCTCTCCACTATTATACAACATATCTTTTATTAAACCCCAGCCCAAATTAACGTTTCCGAATCAAAGGTTGGGAATATTTTTATCCATTGTCCTGCCGCTGCTACATATAAAGAAGCCTCTGATGAGACGTATGCTATCATTCCGCCATGTAAATTAGCTGCTGGCAAACTAGCAAAGTTTGTTATTTGTGCAGCATTGTTTTTAAACAAATCAGAATAAGTTATTTCGCCTTCTTCTGTTGTTAAGTCTAGCCAAAATTCTGTTTGCAAAGGATTTGGAGCTGTAGTTGAAGACAAAATTGATTGACCGCTTGTGTCATCTAGGTCTACCCAGAAGTCGCCCTCTATTGCTGAGTATGATGGTGGCTCATTGTCTGAATAAATTAAAGGAAGGTCGGGATCATCTGTATCAATCCATAGCGTGTCCATTCCAAAAGTTCCTTGGGCTGGAGGATTGGGTCCAGCAAAAACAAATTCAGTAGCACCTGCATCATCGTCAACATCTATCCAAAGATCTCCTGCTGTTGTAGCTCCACTTGGTGGGGCAATTAATCCAACAAAGAATGTGCTTGGAGCAACTGAAGTATCGGTTGGAATTAATGTTAATCCGCCGCCGCCTCCACCGCTTCCTTGAATATCTTGCCACAATAATCCGTCGTATACCTTTAGCTTATTTAAAGATTTATTATAATAAATTTGTCCGTGTACTGGTGTTAATGGTGCGGCATCAAGACCAATAATGATTCCGTTAGTAAATGTATTCTTAGAGGTCCATGTGTTAGTAGTTGATAAAGAAAGATCTGTTGAGACATACTCCCAAGTTGTTGTTAAGGCATTCCATACCTTTAAAGATCTTGTATTTCCACTTCTATACTCATCTGTATCAAACCAGAACTGTCCGTCTATAGGGCTCAGTGGGGCAGTAGGAGACATTTTAGCAGTAGATGCAGGAATATATGCTTCTAGAATCATTTTGTTTGCTTCATCGTCATATGTGACTGATATATTTGGATTAGTTCCGTGTGCAAATAGAGGGCCAATTGCGTCCTGGACTTGCTCTTGTGTTAATTGAGCTACTGCTACAAAGTTAATCTTTCCTGTTACGTCATCATAGGTTGCGGTTAAATTTGTATGTGTGCCAGATGTTATTAGTCCTGCAGCTACGTCTTGAATTTTCTCGTCTATATTTAATTGCGTTAAAGGGACTTTTCCATTTTCATCAAGTGTTGCAATTCCGTCTGCTTGACCTACCTCTGATAAAGGAACATAGGTTGTGGCTGCTGTGCTTCCGAGTGCTGTAATTGCAGCATCGGTATAAGTTTTTGCATTTTGTGTAGCGCCTGTTTTTGCTGTTTGAACAAAAGCGGTTGTAGCGATTGTGGTTGAATTATCATCTGGAGATTGGGTTGGCGCTGTTGGTAGTCCAGTAAATGCTGGGGAGGCTAGCGGGGCTTTTAGAGAAAGAGCGTTAGTTATAGTTGTTGCAAAATTTGCATCATCGCCAATTGCGGCGGCAATTTCATTTAGCGTATCTAACACGGCTGGGGCTGAGTCTATTAAATTAGATATTGCTGTATTGACATATGTCCGATCTGCAATAACAGTGGTGTCTACCGCAAGGGTTATGGTGTTAGCGACATCGTCATAGGTTTTTGTTACGCCATTTCCCGCTGTTAAAGAAGTTGCAATAGCATCCATGACCTCTTCGTCATCATAATTTGCACTTAAACTTAGTTTTGCAGCTGTATCATCATATGAGACGGTTATGTTGTAGTGAGTTCCATCTGTAATTAATTTTGCTGCTACGTCCTGGATTCTCTCATCAATATCTAGCTGAGACTGAGGTACAAATCCATTTACTAATGTAGCAATAACTGTCGTATCTACCGATAGGGTTATTGTATTTGCAACATCATTATAAACTTTTGTAATCCCCGTGCCTGCAGTTAAAGATGTGGCAATAGCGTCCATGACTTCTTCATCATCATATGTAGCTGTTAGGCTCAATGAGTTTGCTACATCATCATAAGCAACGGTTATATTCCCATGGGTTCCTGCGGCCAATGCGGTAGCGATGGCATCCTGCGCCATTTCATTTGTATAAATTTTAGATATTAGGTCCCGAACCTTGTAGTCTATGGTTGCGGCATTTGTAGAATTATCAACACCAAGTTTGGCCTCTAGGGCCTCAATTGCATCATTGGCATTTGAATGTTGGGCGGCATGAGATACAAACTCAACAGAATCAGTAGCTGCTGGATTTAACAGTTGATCTAGTGTTGTAGGGAATGTAGTTGCCATATCTTATATTATACCCCTTGCTTAGTTATAGTTCTTGCGGTTCCAATACTTCTTTTTGTAGTATCCATCTGAACCTTTTGAGTGGCTTTTAATGTCAACGGTGTAACGAGCCTGAAGTATTTTACTAATTTTCATAACCCAGGAATCTCTTTTGTAGGGAAGTAGTTGAGCTATTGGAGTTCCTTTCGGAATAACTCCTTCAAAATCTTCTTTTAAGAAAAAAGGAATATTTCCAGATGGAACCCAGCCATCGCTGTCAATAACTCCAGACAATGTTGTAAATGGAAGATCAAGCCTATTAAAGGGATGTGTTACTAGTACGGAGTATCCTCTTGGAACTTTCCATCCCCATTTGCCTCCCCAAACAAAATGGTTTTGCATATGTCCTGGTGGTCTTGGTATAGTGGATCCAGTTGAACCTTTTCTTTCATTTACCAGTCTACTAAAAATTTGATTGTCTTTAATTTCATGGTTATGTGAAGGTCTTTTTTGATTAGGTTCAAATGAACCATCTTCTTTTATTTCACCATCTTCAATAACAACAAAACCACCTTCTCTTGATATTTTTAAATCATCAATGGTTGTCAATGCGTATCCCGATAGCATTACATCAAGAAATGGTACACACGTTTTTAGTCCTGCAGAGTTTTTATCATCATACATCTCTCCATCTTTATACCACTGAGGAATATAATTCTTCATAGGAGATGGCTCAAGTATGTCTGTTATATCTGGAGAAACAACAAATTTAATTCTTTTCATTTATACCCTTAAGCTGGTGGTGTAAATGTTGTTCCGTCGTATGTCCAGTCTTGGCCTATTGCAACTTGTGAAATAAGCTCGCCTTCTACACGATCTGGAAATGTTATATCTGTAATGTCAACAATTGTTGGTTCGCTCAAGATAATAGCCCACATTCTTTCGTCTGTAGCTAGGGTCTGAACAACTTTTCCATCAATAACATAGGCCATTTTTTTAATGTTCTCTGGTGGCATTGCAACAGGAACATTTTGTGTAGATAGCCATTCTTCGTATACTGTCATTTTGTTTCCTCCTCTATCTTAGTCTGTCCCCATTTTCCAATAGGGCATTCTGCGTTTGGTAACTTTGTTTTTGCCGTCATAAGGCAACCACATTTTTTGCACTGGCTAGTAGTTTTTATAAAAAAAGTACAACCTTTGCAAATCTCAAGTCTTTCTGATGCCGTTAAATTGTCTACACGACCTATCTTTTTATTATATAGGTCCCAGGGCCTGGCTGGCCTTTCAAATGGATCAACCATTGCTATTCCATTCTTCTAGGGGGACTGGTTCTATATCTTTGATTTCAAAAAAGTCCTTTTCGTCTTCATTATATATCCAGTTTTTAGAATCTAAATCTAGCTTGTTTTTTTGCTCATGATTAATCTCAATAAAAATTGGACCCATTTTAAGCAAGTTGCCAAATTTTGGATTGGTTGTCATAATATCCTCTACTATCATAGATGTTGGATCTAATATGGCTAGGTGCATTCCAAGCTTAGATTGATCGGGAATAAATTCATGGTTTTTTGGAGTTCTGTATCCAATTTTTAAATTATGTCTTAAATACTTACTTGTAAAAGTTTTTACATAAATAGCAATATCTCTAAAGTAATCTTTAAGGCCTTGAATAAAACTAATCTTAGTATTCATTTAATTTACCCTAAATTCATCTATGGTGTAGCCTTGGCTTGCATTTGAAGCTCTTGAAATTATACCATGATCCTTCGACTTCTGTCCACTATTTGTTGTGGTTAAGTCTGAGCCGACTTGAGAAGAATAATTTACATCTGAGTAAGCTTGAGCTGTAACACTATTGCCATCAGTGGTTACCTTAATTCCCGCAATTGCTGAAGTTGAATTACTCGTTGAAGATATAACTGTTTCTGATCCGCCTTCTTTTTTAATTAAATCTATTTTATGATGGTCGGCGCAGTTGCAATTATATGTATACGATGAAGCACATCCGCAGGATGCACTTGGTCCGTAGGAATATCCGTCGCAGTATTGGCACTGATTATATGCTCCACAAACTGTGCATGAAGTATAGCCTGAACATACTTGACATGAATTATATGCAGCACAAACTGTGCATGAAGTATAAGCAGTACAGCATGATTGCTGTGAGTATCCAGTGCAAACTGTGCAATCCCCATATGCGACACATTGTTGGCAGCTACCGTACACTGAACAATATGATCCCGAGCATTCGCTGTATGAAGAACAGGTTGTACATGTTCCATATGAAAAACATAGAGTTACTGCACACTCATAATATTGTCCGCATACAGTTCCACCTTTGTATGAATTATAAACATATGCGGCACAGCAAAAACGACCATAGTATGTATAATATTCTGTGCAACAGCTAGCTGAGCTATATCCAGTACAGCATGTGTAATAAAATGGAACGCTTGCTATACAACATGTATAAGCAGAGTAAGCAGTACAGCATGTTTGTGTTCCATATGAGGAGCATACAGTACAAGTCCCATATTGACTACAGCATGATGTTGTAGTATATGAAGCACATCCGCAACTTGGACTTGGTCCATAATTGTATTGGTTGCAACATGTAGTCTGAGTATATGAAGCACAACCACAAGATGCACTAGACCCATAGGCGTATGAGCTACAATAAGAACAGCTATTATATTGTCCGCATGCCGAACAAGTTTGACAAATATTTGTTGTATTTTTTACTACCGCCCAATAGTTTCCAGAGTCTGTGACCCAAAAAGCTGGGCCTACACCCGATGCTGGATTTTTTGCTTTTATAACCGCATTAGTAGATGAAAATGTTGTTGCTATTAATGCACCAACTGTGGCTGAAGTTCCTTTACCTGCCGCTATTGCCCATCCAGCAACCAAATGCTTCCATTTTGCAGAAGTCAGTCCTGCATTTACAAGTGTTAGTCTACTAAAATCTTCTACAAGGGAAAGTAAAGCTTTTAGCCTTGAGACAGATGCATTATGTCTTCTTCTGGGTCCTCTTGGCATTATGCAGTTGTATCTCCTGTAACTAACCAGGAGTTTGCTGCTCTTTTTTCTATCATAATTGTGCTCCATTGAACTCTTGATTTAAATTGGGAGTCTGTTCCTACCATTGTTACTTCCGCATCTTTTGTTATAGTAACCTGCCCTGTTCCAGTTTGTCTAACTTCAACCATTGATCCTATTGGCCAGCCTGCGTCTTGTGTGTCATTTGGAATTGTAATTGTGCAAGCAACGCTGCATTCAATAAGGGTGTTTTTGTCTGTGGCGGAACTAATTGTCCGTGTAGCAGATGATACTGGAATATAAGAAATTAAAGCTTTTGTATTATCGGAGGTATTATCTACATTTGAAAGACCAACCATGTCTTTTGTGATTCCGCCAACTGTTCCAGTAAACGTAGGGGAGGCAATTGGAGCTTTAGTTCCTAAAGCAGTTGTAATAGTAGCTGCATAAGAAGCATCATCATTTATTGCTGCCGCAAGTTCATTTAAAGTGTTTAGTGTTTCTGGCGCAGAATCTAAAAGATTTGATACTGCTGTGGAAACATAAGACTGTGTAGCAAAATCTCCATCTGTTAATGCTGCATTAAATTCAGCCAAGGTTCCGCTAAGAGTATTTCCTCCTACCGATATAATAAGTCTTGTTCCGCCACTAGTAGTTACTATTCCTGACACATATCCTATTCCAGAATTTACTACAGAAATAACTCCTTCTGCGCTAATGCTTATTCTGCCGCCCCGATCAAGACCTGCCTGGTAAATTGCTATGTTGCTTTGCCCAAAAAATCCAGATATGTTATCGTATTGAGCAATTGATGTGATCCCAGTTCCAAGACCAATTGTTTTGTTTGTTAAAGTTTGAGCTAAAGTATTTCTTGTAATTTCTGCTGGTATTTCAGAATCTGGAATTTTACCAGTTTCATCAAGTGAGGCAACCCCATCTGCATTTCCAACAACGTTGAGTGGCACATAAGTTGTTGCAGAAGTGCTGCCTAATCCAGATACGGCGGTATCGACATAGGTTTTATTTGCAATAGTAGTATCTACCGCTAAAGTAATTGTGTTTGCAGTATCATTGTAGGTCTTAGTGATTCCCGTTCCTGCTGTAATTGCCGCTTCAACTGCATCTTGAGCAAGCTCTGACAATTCACTAGGTAAAATATTAATATATGGAAGTGCTGTCCATAAGCTTGTGCCATTACCAGCCTTTAGCTTATTTAATGTTACATCTAATCCCAACTCGCCAGATTCTAGAATTTTAGTAGATGAATCCCATTGAGTAGTTGTGCCTCTTCTTATTCTTATTCTAGATGCCATCTTCTACCATCACAACCTTTCCTTCAAGACAGCAATTATCTCCATTATTAAGAGTTTCAATTGCCATGTTGTAAGAGTGCTCAAGAAAATCTTCTCTTCCAGTAGCCCAATTAATATTAAGTAACTTTACGGTTTTATTTTCAGAAATATTCTTAATAGTAAGATTTAGCAAAGGAGGTGTTTCACCCTCTTCTACTTTCCATTCCCAATTTCCTATAATTTCTATTGTCATAATGTAGCTATATCCTTAACAACTATTGTTCCCGCCATGCCGCTGTGAAAAGAACATAAATATCCATAATTTCCACTTATGCTATAAGGAACTTGCCAGTACAAGGTTCCGCTAGTTTTTCCTTGAGCATTAGTACCAGTCGATACATCTCCTGTTGTTGATACGTGAATTAAACCAGTATCATAGTTTGCCCCAGAGAATCTAATTAGAAATGGGTGTCCTGCAACGTTTAAATTAAATGCGATTGTGGTTCCTGAAATTGCATAAATAGTTGGATTTCCTCCGCCGTATTGGTTAATAAATAAATAAGCTGAGGCACCGCTATTTGTTACGTTTAACATAGTTATTGCAGGATAAGCAATTTTATCAATAGTAAGTGCGGCTGTAATTGCATCGCTTGTTCCGTTAAAACTTGCAGATCCAGCTGCTCCTTGTGGTCCAGTTTCGCCCGTGTCTCCTTTAGGACCCTGAATTCCTTGTGCACCGCCTGGTCCTGTTGGACCAGGTACTGAACTTGCTGCTCCAGTTGCACCTGTATCACCTTTAACACCTTGTATTCCTTGCAGGCCTTGTGGACCCGTTGGCCCTGTTGGTCCTGTTAACCCTGTGTCACCTTTTGGTCCTTGCAAACCTTGCGGTCCTGTTGGACCTGTTGGTCCAGTTAAACCTGTTGGTCCTGTTGGTCCAGCAACAGTGCTTGCATCCCCTGTGTCACCTTTTGGTCCTTGCAAACCTTGCGGTCCTGTTGGACCTGTTGGTCCAGCAACAGTGCTT